TCCCGGAATAGGAACCAACAGCAGCCCCAAGACCAACAGCGGCGATTTCGTCACTCGCAAGGCCAAGCAGCGCTCGAATGTGCGTGAAGTCATCAACTGTCGCATCGCCGATAATGTCATATTCGAGGGCGTCAGCGAGCGGCGAAAGCTCAGGATCGGCCCGCATGGCGGAGAGTAATTCTTCCCATAGCGTCCCATCAACCGGCCCAAAGTCCGGCTCACTGATGCCGTCAATGGTGACGATAATCTCACGAGCCTGAACGCGAACGCCTTTGTCTGTCTCAACGATGAACGGGTTGACGTTAACCTGTTCAACCTTGCACACAAACTTTCGCCACAATTCGGGCCACACGCCTTCATCTTGCATGAGCGCGCGAACCATTTGCCGCCACATGAGGTCAAAAGCTGCTTCGCCACCAGCGGCACGCGATTTCAATCTCAGAGCGCCAGAGCTTGTCGAGGTCTCGACTTCCGATGGCAAGTGGATATGAATCGACACGTCGAACGATTGGTCTGACAGGATAAGGCCGCGACCGTCACCCTTGGCCGTGCTCTCGCCGGTAAACACAGAGATTGATGCGTGGCCGTCAAGCGCGGCGTCGAGCGGGTTTTGCGGCGAGTCATGAACACGAGCGCCAGCCAGCGTTCGCCCACGTAGCGCATAAACGGTAGCCATTCTCACCGCGAACGAAACCAAGCTCATCTCGTAGCCTTTGTAACGTGGAACTCGACGCGGCCATACGCAGATGGTGCGGCGTACACAACCTCATACTCTGGAAAGGTCGGTCGCTCTAAAGCGCGAATCCTGTCGCCAGACTTCGGCCACTGAGAAGGCCCGCTGAAAACATCTTCGCTGAAATCAATAGTGAACACGCCTGTCATGAGGTCAGGCTGGTTCGAGTCGAAGCGGCCTTTGCCCGAGTTTCGAGACGGAATCGAGCGCTCGTCAATGACGCCATTAGCCTCAAACTCTGGCCGGTCAGGGTCCGGCCCCGCGACGGTATATGGACCGTCTTTTCTTGGCATAATGAGAAGGCGCTCTGCGAAGGTCGAATCCAACACAGGGCTTGCGTCTGCAAAAACTCGGAAAAAATCAGACGACATCGCGCACCTTCGGCTTAACGAAGCGCCCGGATTTACCGGGCGCTCTATTCAACCGAATTATGGGTTGGTGTTTTCGACACCAGACAGCAACATTTCGGGTCGAGTGCAAATGTGCAGCGGGTACGTGTAGATTTCCATGTCCACATACGCATTGCGCTTGCGGTCAGGAATCAGCATAGCGTACAGATCGCGGCCCGGAGTGTTCACGTAATCGAAAGACTCAGCCGGTGACTGCGCGCGCTTGAAGACGCCCGGAGCGTTCACAGGGAAAATCTTGCAGGAGTTGTCCTTGATGCCAATCGCCTGCAAACCCGAGGTCGCCTCTTTATCGAAGTCGTCAACGCCACGGTAATTCAGCCAAATGATGCCGCCGTACTTGAACCCGGCAAACGCACCGTTCATCTGAACGTCAGACACACCCATCTGCGAACGAAGGTTGGCCGCAGCCATCCAGTTGAGATAGGTCTCACGGATCGTCTTGTGACCAATGAACTTGGTATAGAACGTGTCGCCACACAGAGCCACCGGATAGGTATTCGGTGCCCAAGCGCCCTTCGACGCGCGCTTCATGCGACGGAGAATGTCCATGCAGATAGCCTGAACGTCAGTCGTCGCCGTGTCGAGCTTGAACTCAATCGGAGCAGGAACGCTGAATCCCCATTCCGCAAACCAGTCGTAGATAACGCTGCCGTCTGCGTCGAGAAGCTTGCCATTGATCGCGCCGAGGCGGTGCATTTCAAGGGTAAGCTCAAGATCGTTTCGCAGAGTCATCTGCTTCTCGACGACAAGCTGCTGAACCTGTGCAAGTTCAGTCTCCGAGCCATAGGCGCGAATGTTCTGAATTTCAGCGGCGCGGACGGTATCTGCTTTGGCGAGACGCACAGTATCGAAGCGGCGAAGCTTGCGCTTGTAGGTACGACCCTGTTCAAGCGGAGCACCGCGCGGCGAGGTCTGGATGATGGCGAGAGTCTTGTCTTTCGACTCGACAGACACAAACTCTGTGCGAACCGGCTCAGGCTCAAAGATATTGAGCGATCCGAGAAGCTGCGGGGTATATGGGACGCGCTCAACAACCTGAGTCATGGACCCCATGGTGAATGCGTCTTGGTTGAAAATGTCGATATGTGCCATGGTAAAGGAACCCTGTTTGCAGCCGATTAGCGAACGATGATGTTCACAGCTTCAAGTTGCTGGATGGCTGCGGCCTTCTGGTTGGAAGTAATGCCGGAAGGCCAAGTGATTTCGGAGCCGTTGACGACCGCCTGACGAACGAAGGCGACGCCATCAACATCGACGCTTGCGGCAAGAGCCGGACCATACAGAATGCCGCGAGCGATTTGCAGACCGCTGGTCGCAGACGGGTCAAGGATTTTGTAGGTGAACGACTGCGGGAGAACCGCAATGTCGAAAGCGTCACCGGCCACAAACGGGGTGCCGCCTGCGGTAATCGTGAAGCCAACGTCATCGGCGTAAGCCGCGCCGGTGGAGCCACCCTTCAGGACGAAGCCTTCAGGGTCGGTGACGGTGAACTTGGTTGCTGCCGTGAACTCAACACGGTAGGTGCCAATTTTCACGCCAGTACTAGCGGTCACAGCAGAAATCGTGCCGTTGCCAGTGTTGCCGCCGCTTTTCGCAGTTGCAGTCGGAGCCGTGCCGGACGGCGTGCGGCCAAGCACAGTGCCAGCCTGAAGATTCGCACCAGCGCCTACAGTGATGGCGGCGCGCGACAGGTAGCCATGCGCTTCAGAGACAAGAAATTCGGACGAATGGCGTCCTTCGGACAGAATAGTCATGGTTCACCCGTTAGTTGTAACCGTTGTAGCCGCGCTGTGTTGCGACAGTTTTGATGGCCTTTTCCCAACCGGACGCGGCGTTCGCTGCGGCTTGATCGGGAACGGAGGGCTGCGCGGATACGAACGTGGCGTCATCGCGTTCAGCAGCGGCGGAAAGAATGTTTTCGCGCGCGGTTTCAACGCGAGTCCCGTTGGCGATAGCGGCGGCAACGTCGAATTTCACACCGAGACGCGCGGCCTGCGAGCCAAGAGCGGTAAGATCAGTGGCGCGTTTGCGCTCTGCGGCAAGGGCATCAACTGCGGGCGGGAGCACGAGCGTAGCGCCAACAATCGGTGTGGCGGCGGGCGCAGATG